GAACCGCCAGCGATGGGTACGCCAGGAGATCCCGTCCGCTAGGGGCTGGTGGTCTGCGACGCTCGCGCATGGAGCCCCCGCCGTGCAGCCAGAGCTGACGGCCGCGATGGAACGCGTCGCAGCCCAGATTCAGGTGCTCTGATGGCCGGCCCTCTCGCACTCGTGTGGGATTTAATCGCACACGACAACGCGTCGGCCGCATTCGCCAGGGTCGGCAACGAGGCTGGCGCTGCAGGCAAGAAGACCGAGGTGGCCGGCGCGAAGTTCGCCAAGTTCGGCGGGGTCGTCGCACTGGCGGCCGTCGCTGTTGCCGCTGTGACCGTGAAGATGGCCGCCGACTTCGAGTCGTCCACCACTAAGCTCGTCACGGGCGCGGGTGAGTCCGAGAAGTCCATCGGCATGGTCCGCAAGGGCATTCTCGACATGGCGAAGTCTGTCGGTACGATGCCCGTTGATCTGTCCAAGGGCATGTACCTGATCGAGTCCGCTGGCTACCGCGGCGCCAAAGGTCTAGATGTTTTGAAGGCTGCGGCTGAGGGCGCGAAGGTCGGCGGCGCTGACATGTCCGTCGTGGCTGACGGTTTGACGACCGCGCTGACTGACTATCACCTGTCTACCTCGCAGGCGGCCGTGATCACATCGAAGCTGGTCGCGACGGTCGCAGCGGGTAAAACAAACATGGGCGACCTCACGGCGTCCCTTTCCGGGATACTCCCCTTCGCGTCGTCCCTCGGCGTGAAGTTCAACGACATCACGGGCGCGATGGCGACGATGACAGGTGAGGGCATCGACGCCGCGCACGCCTCAACGATGCTGCGGTTCACGATGATGTCTCTCGCGAACGAGACACCCAAGGGACAGAAGGCGCTCAAGTCCATCGGGATGACCGCTCAGCAACTCAAGGATGACCTGTCCAAGAAGGGCGTCGGTGGGGCGTTGCAGGACGTCACCGACGCGATCGCCAAACACTTCCCTGCAGGGTCGGTCGCTGCGACGTCGGCGCTCGCCGCGATCGCTGGCGGCACCCGAGGTATGGGCGCCGCGCTGGCCTTGACGGGCACGCACGCTAAGACACTGATCGCGAACACCAAGTCTATCGGCAGCGCCGCCGCTGAGGCCGGCGGGCACGTTAAGGGTTGGGCACTGACCGAGGAGACCCTCGCTGCGAAGATGGAAGCGGCGAAGGCGGGTATCACGGCGGTGGGCATCAAGATCGGGACAGCGCTGATCCCCTACGTGTTGAAGGCCATTGAGTTCGGTAAGAAAATGACCGACTGGTTCATCAAGCACAAGACGGTCACGGAGGTCCTCGCCGGTGTCATCGGTGGCGTGTTGGTCGCTTCTCTCGTCTCCGCAGCCGCGGCGTTCGTTGCGGCGACGTGGCCGATCCTCGCCGTCATCGCCGGTGTCGCGCTCCTGGTCGTCGGGGTCAAGTACGCCTACGAACACTTCACGAGGTTCAAGAATGCCGTCGATGACATCACCGGCGGCCTGAAGGTTTTCTTCAGCTTCTTGAACGGCAACGACACGGGTGTCGACGGCCCGTTCCGCTCGATGGCCGTCGCAGGTGTATGGCTCCGCGATGTCATAAAGTCGATCGGTTCTGAGCTGAAGGGCCTGGCCTCAGCGTTCAAGGCCGGTGGTCTCTCTGGGCTGATCTCCAAGCTTGGCGCGGACATCAGCAAGGCGGTGCCCATCATCAAAGCGAAGCTCGCTCAGTGGGGCAAGGCATTCATCGCGTGGATCGGTCCGATGATTCCGCCGTTCCTCGTGGAGATGGGCAAACTCCTGCTCAAGCTCGGGGGCTGGCTCTGGAACACGGCGCTGCCTTCGATCGGCTCCCACCTCCTGAAGTGGGGCCTGGCGTTCATCGAGTGGGTTGCGCCTGCCGCGCTGAAGCTCATGGTGGAGCTGGGCCAACTCCTGAACAAGTTCACGGTGTGGGCGGTCACCGTCGCGCTGCCGGCGATCATCCTCAAGCTGGCGACGTGGGCGGGCGCGTTCTTCCGCTGGGTCGGTCCGGCCTCGGCGAAGATGATCGGTGAACTCGTCATCCTCGGCGCGAAGCTCTTCTACTGGCTCGGCACGACCGCGTTGCCGAGGATCGTCTCGGAGGTCGGTAAGTGGGCGCTCGCGCTGGTGAAGTGGATTCCTGGCGCTGCGTTGAAGCTCGTGACAGAAGGCGGAAAGCTCACCGATGGCCTACTGAGAGGGCTACAAGCGGCCCCCGGCAAGATCTTCGACGCGATCAAGGCTGTCGGCGGCCTCATTATCCGAGCCGTGAAGGACTTTTTCGGCATCAAGTCGCCGTCGACCATCATGGCCGGCCTCGGTGGGCACATCATCGGCGGGCTGATCCAGGGCATCATCAAGAACAAGGACCAGGTACCGAAGCTCCTCGGCAAGGTGTTCGGGGACGTCAAGGGCGGCATCGGCGGCATCCTCGGATGGCTCGGCTCCCAGGGCGGCAATCTGCTGGGAGATGTCCTCGGGGGCGCCGGGAACCTGGGTAAGGCGTTCGGGTCGCTGTTCACCGGTGGCAGCGGCGGCGGCGGTAATGGCGGCGGCGGTGCGATGGAGTGGATGCCGCAGGTCAGTCAAGTATTGACGATGCTCGGCCAGCCCCTGTCGCTCGCGGCGGGGGTCCTGCGACGGATCATGTTCGAGTCCGGCGGGAACCCGAACGCAGTCAACCGCACCGACGCGAACGCCCAGGCGGGCCATCCGTCCAGCGGCCTCATGCAGACGATCCTCGGCACGTTCAACGCGTACGCGGGGCCGTTCAAGTCCCTGGGAATGTTCAACGGGATGGCCGACATTTACGCGGCGTTGCGCTACGCGATCAGTCGCTACGGATCCATCGCGGCGATTGACCCGCTGGTCATGCCCAGCGGCTACGACACGGGCGGAATGCTCAACCCCGGCGCGACCGGCCGGAACTTCGGCAAACTCCCCGAGCGCGTCCTGTCCGGCACGCAGACACAGGCCTTTGAGCGGCTCGTGGTCTCACTCGAGC